TCAATCGCGTCTCAGCTGGGGTAAGCGAGACATCTTGGCGGGTTGATAAGCTATAGTGATCAAGAACTGAGAATACTTGAACCAATTCTCTAGAATCCCTTCACCATATATCAAAATTTTATCTTCTATAGGGAAGTACAAGTTTACCACTTCATTTCTGCAAGTATCCAAGAAGGCGTAGGTTATCTCTTCTAAGGATTGCAGTGATTCGTACAGAGTGCCAAAATCATAAAATGGTGAATAAACTTGGTATTTATTATAACTATCATTTATTACAAATGACTTTTTATAATGAAATCCACCTAAACACAACAGTTTACAAGTTTTTTCATAAATAATCATAACTCCTACAAATATTCTCATCTTTGTTGTGCAAAGTTCCTCTGTAGGATGTATTTGATTTTCACTCTCGGATAATTGCTTGAGTCTTGCGTTGATTTCTACCCAACATTTGTGTAAATCAATAACAAATTGCTCATTAATATCTAATTGTTGAGAATCATCAGGCGTAGATTGTGGGTATGCTTTTCTATATAGTTCTTGTGGATGTTTTATAAAATGTTGGTAGATTGCTTCAGCTTGAGCTTCCTGAACCGGGTAGTAGCTGCCTATTCTTTTTCCTTCGATTTTTTTATATAAATCAAGATGAAATTTCATGTGGTTGTAATATAAATCTACCCTGTTTTTCCTTTCTGCCTCTGAGATCTGTTTTTCTGTTTGTTTGGTTCTGTGTAGGTTGTTTACTATTGAAACTAAAGGTACTGCAGATGCAAGGATGAGTAATGGTAATTTCGAGATATCTAAAAATCTCTCATAACCGTGACTTGTAAGACTAAAAGAGTGTATTTTATCTATCCAGACAAAAGAACCAAAGTAAAGGCTGGTGAATAAAGGTAGGCCTATTGCAGCCCAGAACAAGGGTTGTTGGAACAAGCTTCTATGATCGAGAACATAAAGTCGATATTTTATAAATAAGAATATACAACCTAATAAAACGGATAGGTACATAAATGTGCTAATGCTTTTTTCCATTATCAGTATCCCAACATAGCCAGTGGATTTTTTGTTACAGCATCTTCTAAATGATCTGGCGAAAAATGAGCATAAACCATCGTCATTTTTATATCAGAGTGACCAAGAATATCGCGTAGTACCAATATGTTTCCGCCATTCATCATGAAGTGACTGGCGAATGTATGGCGCAACACGTGTGTGCACTGGCCTTCAGGCAGGTCTATACCGGCTCGTTTTACTGCGCGCTCAAAAGCTTTTCTGCAGGGCGTGAATAGTTTCCCTCTGTTTTTGGGGAGTTCTTCATATAGCTCCTGAGATATCGGTACGGTTCGGTTTTTCTTGCCTTTAGTTTTGGTGTAAGTGATCCGGTATTTTGATAATTGATGGCCCTGCAGGTTTTCGGCTTCACTCCATCTCGCGCCGGTGGCCAGACATATTTTTGCAACCGTCAGCAGACTAGAGCTTTGAGAATCAGCACAGGCATCCAGCAGACGTTTAATTTCTTCCGGGGTCAGGAACGCCAATTCACTCTCAGCAATTTTAAATGTTGGCAGCCCGGCAAGCGGGTTGGGGGCTGACCAGTGGCCCAGCTTTTTCAGTGTACCAAAAACAGATGATAGATTGCGCTGTTCAAGGTTTACCGTGCGGGGCTTAACGGGCGACATAAGCGTGCCATCTTCATTTCGTACTTCACCTTTTAACCGTGCTTCGCGGTATTTCGTAAAGTCACCGGCTGTCAGTTCTGAAGCGATGGGATCGCCTAGACCATTACAGATAATACTAAGTTTCGCCATGAGGCGCTTGGGGTCTGTGAGTGTTTGACCATACAGGGAATACCACAGCTCAATTAATTCTGATAAATGTCGCCGATCTTCCTTTTCCCCCAGCCATGGTTTTTTGTTCACTTCTTCCATTGTGAAGCTTTCAAATGCAATAGCTTCGCCTTTGGTAGCAAATTGCTTACGCACGCGCTTACCATTGCGTCCATTGGGATAGCACTCACACAACCATTTTCCGTTCGGCTGTTTTCTTATGGTCATAAGTTAGAGGTTCTTGATTACTTTGACTGCACGTCCTACGACTTCCACATCATCTACAGAACATTCAAATGACGTGTCATCTTGGTTAACTACTATTTTGTTTCCAGGTATGCGCGCAATTTTGACGATGTTTTTCATACCGTCGATGTCTATGAGCCAAATTCCGTTACTAAGCTGTTTTGTTGATGTATCAACAATGTAATTGCCGTCGTTAGCTTTGACGTACAAACAATATTCGGCTTTTCCGGGTATCAAAGTCTGATCAAGGAAAACATCCCCCATCTCTTCGAGAGTTCCGTTCTCAATGGTTGCCTGCCTTACTGATGGGATAACTATCTTTGAAAGGGGGCGAACTGTAGGTGAACTCTCGTTTTTGAACTTATTTTTTTCTTCTGTTTGAGGATACATTTCCCCTTGGCCCGTTGTCAGCCAAAGAAGAGAAATACCTGTTTCAAGGGCACATTGAATAACCCAGTCAGCAGGGAAGCTATCACGTAACATCCTGTTTGCCATGGTGCTTTTTGATGCTTCGAGGTGTTCAACCAACGCTATCTGAGTGTTGAAACCATAGGCTGTCATCAGCCTTTTGATGGTCTCTCTCCCTCCCGTATTTGCACCTGTATTAATCTTCAAGATGAACTCTCCATTTGACAATCCAATAACGAGATCGTATTTTTGTATTTAACTTCTAATATGAGAGTTTAGAAGTTGGGGTTAAACATCATAAAACGAGCTTAAACCAAGAGATACTGCACTATGAGCACAGATATTTCAATTCGTGTACCAAAAGAGATGGCTACGCCTGCTGAATTCGCTGAATGGGAAGGGATTTCCCGCGGGTCTGTTTACCAAAAAATTCACCATGGTCAACTCGCTAAGTACATGGTCAAGAAAGAAAAAAACAAAGGCCGCGTAAGCCTGCGTTATCTAATGTACAAAACTGATCAGGTCCGTGAATCCCTCGGTCATTCCAACTTCCGCGTCATTGTTGGTAAGTAATTTCAATTATGGGAACTTTCTAAGGGAGCACCATGTTTGATTACAAGATTTCCAAACATCCGCATTTTGATGAAGCCTGTAGAGCTTTTGCACTACGTCACAATATGGCGAAGCTAGCAGAACTCGCGGGAATGAACGTCCAGACGCTGCGTAACAAGCTGAACCCGGAACAACCGCATCAGCTCACTGCACGAGATATCTGGCTACTTACCGATCTGACTGAAGATTCAACGCTGGTAGATGGTTTTCTGGCACAGATTCATTGTCTGCCATGTGTTCCGCTTAATGAGGTGGCAAAAGAGAAACTGCCGCATTACGTCATGAGTGCAACTGCAGAGATAGGGCGTGTCGCGGCTGGTGCGGTTTCTGGCGATGTAAAAACCAGTGCAGGCCGTCGTGATGCGATCAGCAGCATTAACTCTGTTACACGACTGATGGCGCTGGCTGCTGTTTCATTGCAGGCCCGTTTACAGGCTAATCCTGCGATGGCAAGTGCAGTTGATACCGTAACTGGCCTCGGTGCTTCATTCGGATTGCTGTGAGGTGCTTATGCTGACGAAAGAACCATCATTTGCATCGCTGCTGGTAAAACAAAGTCCGGCAATGCACTACGGTCACGGCTGGATCATGGGTGAGGATGGTAAACGCTGGCATCCGTGCCGTTCACAAGATGAATTGCTGTCTGAATTGACCACGGGGAAACGGAGAAAGTCAAAATGTATGCAGCGGAAAGTGAAGTGGTTTATCAGTTTCGTTACAGAGGGGAGAGTTATTCAGTATCTGAAGATGATTTGCTCTGTTGTTATCCGTCGTTGTCGGGCGATGGCAGTTACTTTTTCACGCTAAAGGATGGGACGTTTTTACGGGGAGAGCAGGTTAAAGAGATGATACGAAAAAATATATCTCCTCTTGAGCGTTACCGTAAGAACAAAGAGCGATAGTTGCGTTTTGGGAATATGAATTATGGCAATTAATGGCGCTGCGGCGACTGTTCCATTAGGCCCCGGTGAACGCCTGAATGGACTTAATCACATTGCGGAGTTAAGGGCGAAAGTTTTTGGTCTGAATATTGAGTCAGAGCTTGAGCGGTTTATTAAAGATATGCGTGATCCACGCGATATTAATAGCGAACAAAATAAACGGGCACTGGCTGCCATATTCTTTATGGCAAAAATTCCAGCTGAACGTCATAGCATCAGCATTAATGAGCTGACCACTGACGAAAAGCGGGAGTTGATTAAAGCAATGAATCATTTTCGTGCAGTGGTGAGCTTATTTCCCAGACGGCTAACCATGCCGAATTAACCAACTAATGAAATTAATGGCGTAAACCCGCCGGGCATCCCTTTATCTAAATTCAGGAGAATTGATTATGCGTAATATTGAAACCCTCTCGACCAAAACCGGACCGGATGACGCAGGGCTTAATATTTTACTGACAGAGGCTCGTCTGGAAGAACGCCGGGCAAGGGCTGAAGCAATGGCAGCTCGCCTTGATAGCCTGGCGTGTCATATCACATCCCGCCAGCTAACCCACGTCGAAGCGGCAGAACTGCTTCGTGTGACTGCTGAAGCAATCCAGAACGAAGCGCAGGAGATCCACTAATGGCTGATGCAATGGATCTCGTACAGCAGCGCGTTGAAGAAGAACGCCAACGCCATATCCGTGCTGCCCGTGCCAAAACGCCGGGCGTGTCCCGCATGCTTTGCATTGAGTGTGAAGCGCCAATTCCGCCAGCACGCCGCCGTGCCATTCCGGGTGTGCAGCTTTGCATTACCTGTCAGGAAATCGCAGAGCTGAAAGGCAAACATTACAACGGAGGTGCTGTATGAGCACCATCCTGAAATGGGCGGGAAATAAAACTGCCATAATGTCCGAACTGAAAAAACATCTTCCTGCTGGCCCGCGACTGGTTGAACCTTTCGCGGGTTCCTGTGCTGTGATGATGGAGACGGATTATCCCAGCTATCTGGTTGCGGATATTAATCCTGATTTAATCAACCTCTATAAAAAGGTTGCCGCTGATTGTGAATCGTTTATATCTCGCGCCAGAGTTTTATTTGAGAACGCAAACAGGGAGATGGATTATTACAACATAAGGCAGGAGTTTAATTACTCAACTGAAATTACTGATTTCATGAAAGCGATATATTTCCTGTATCTCAATCGTCACGGTTACCGTGGTTTATGTCGCTATAACAAGAGCGGGCATTTCAACATTCCCTACGGTAATTATAAAAATCCGTATTTTCCTGAAAAAGAAATTCGTGCATTTGCAGTAAAAGCTCAGCGGGCAACGTTTATCTGCGCCAGCTTCGATGAAACGCTGGCGATGTTGCACGCGGGGGATGTGGTGTATTGCGATCCGCCTTATGACGGTACGTTTTCAGGCTATCACACTGATGGTTTCACTGAAGATGACCAGTATCACCTGGCATCTGTTCTTGAACATCGGTCATCAGAAGGATATCCGGTCATTATTTCTAACAGTGACACATCCCTGATCCGTTCGCTGTATCGCAATTTTACTCACCACTACATCAAGGCAAAACGCAGCATCGGCGTGGCAGCTGGTGAGAGTAAATCTGCAACAGAAATCATTGCTGTTTCCGGGCCGCGCTGCTGGGTAGGATTTGATCCTTCGCGTGGCGTGGATTGTTCCGCCGTGTACGGAGTGCGTGCATGAGCCATGCTGATATGAACAACTGCAGCGGCTTTAACGAGGTCGCCGCAGCATTCTCATGGAACAGCCCAAAAAAGGCCATTAACCCTTATCTGGACCCGGCGGAAGTTGCGCCGGTTTCTGCACTTTCAAACCTGATCACTCTGTACGCTGCCGATAACGAGCAGGAACAACTGCGCCGCGAGGCACTGAGTGATCAGGTCTGGGAGCGTTATTTCTTTAATGAATCCCGTGATCCTGTCCAGCGCGAAATGGAGCAGGATAAGCTCATTAGCCGGGCAAAGCTGGCGCATGAGCAGCAGCGTTTTAATCCAGACATGGTCATTCTGGCTGACGTCAACGCCCAGCCTTCCCATATCAGCAAGCCGCTGATGCAACGTATTGAATATTTCAGCAGCCTGGGCAGGCCAAAGGCTTATTCCCGCTATTTGCGTGAGACGATTAAGCCATGTCTGGAACGACTGGAGCATGTCCGCGACTGTCAGCTATCCACTTCTTTTCGCTTTATGGCAAGCCATGAAGGGCTGGATGGCCTGCTTATCCTGCCTGAAATGAGTCAGGATCAGGTGAAGCGCCTGTCTACCCTTGTCGCTGCGCATATGAGTATGTGCCTTGATGCCGCTTGTGGTGATTTGTATGCCACCGATGACGTTAAGCCAGAAGAAATCCGCAAAACATGGGAAAAGGTGGCAGCGGAAACCCTGCGTCTGGATGTTATTCCGCCTGCGTTTGAGCAACTCCGTCGGAAAAGAAACCGCCGTAAACCCGTGCCCTATGAACTCATTCCGGGTTCGCTGGCGCGTATGTTGTGTGCCGACTGGTGGTATCGGAAATTATGGAAGATGCGTTGCGAATGGCGGGAAGAGCAGTTGCGTGCTGTCTGCCTGGTCAGCAAAAAAGCATCCCCCTATGTCAGCTATGAAGCCGTGATGCATAAACGTGAGCAGCGCCGTAAGTCGCTGGAGTTTTTCCGTTCTCATGAACTGGTGAACGAAGACGGCGACACGCTGGATATGGAAGATGTGGTAAACGCCAGCAGCAGCAACCCGGCGCATCGCCGCAATGAGATGATGGCCTGTGTTAAAGGTCTGGAGCTTATCGCGGAAATGCGCAGTGACTGCGCCGTTTTCTACACTATCACCTGTCCGTCGCGTTTCCATTCCACGCTCAATAACGGCAGACCCAACCCGACCTGGACAAACTCGACGGTAAGACAAAGCAGCGACTATCTGGTCGGCATGTTTGCTGCATTTCGTAAGGCGATGCACAAAGCCGGATTGCGCTGGTATGGCGTGCGGGTGGCTGAGCCGCATCATGACGGTACAGTTCACTGGCACCTGTTGTGTTTTATGCGCAAAAAAGACCGCCGCGCCATCACTGCATTACTGCGTAAGTTTGCCATCCGTGAAGACCGCGAGGAGCTGGGCAATAACACTGGGCCGCGCTTTAAGTCTGAGTTGATTAACCCGCGTAAAGGAACGCCGACAAGCTACATCGCGAAATATATCAGTAAGAACATTGACGGGCGTGGTCTGGCTGGCGAGATCAGCAAGGAAACGGGTAAATCTCTGCGTGATAACGCTGAATACGTTAATGCCTGGGCGTCTCTGCATCGTGTTCAGCAATTCCGCTTCTTTGGCATTCCGGGGCGTCAGGCTTACCGTGAACTGCGATTGCTGGCTGGTCAGGCGGCAAGGCAACAGGGTGACAAAAAAGCAGGTGCGCCGGTACTGGATAACCCGCGCCTTGATGCCATTCTGGCTGCAGCTGATGCTGGTTGCTTTGCCACCTACATCATGAAGCAGGGCGGCGTACTGGTTCCCCGTAAATATCACCTCATCAGAACCGCTTATGAAATCAACGAAGAGCCGACCGCCTATGGCGATCACGGTATTCGTATTTATGGCATCTGGTCACCCATTGCAGAGGGCAAGATCTGCACTCATGCAGTGAAGTGGAAAATGGTTCGTAAAGCCGTTGACGTTCAGGAGGCGGCAGCCGACCAGGGCGCTTGCGCCCCTTGGACTCGTGGCAATAACTGTCCCCTTGCTGAAAATTTGAACCAACAAGGGAAAGACAAATCAGCTGATGGGGATACCAGAACGGACATTACCCGCATGGATGACAAGGAGTTGCACGAATACCTGCACAGTATGAGCAAAAAAGAGCGCCGGGAACTGGCTGCAAGGTTACGCCTGGTGAAACCGAAACGGCGTAAAGACTACAAACAGCGAATTACAGACCATCAGCGACAGCAGCTCGTCTATGAACTGAAGTCCAGAGGATTTGATGGCAGCGAGAAAGAGGTCGATTTACTCCTTCGTGGCGGCAGTATTCCGTCAGGAGCAGGCCTGCGTATCTTCTATCGGAACCAGCGTTTGCAGGAAGATGATAAGTGGCGGAACCTGTATTAATTACGCGGGTTAACAATTCGTGCTCTTAATAATACCAGGCATATCAGGCTGATAAGCGTAAAAAAAACGTTTTACATCAGTAAGATTATTATATACTGTAAATATAAACAGTGGTTATACATACAGTATTGCGTGTGGTGTCATAGGAGGAAAGATGCAGGACTATTTTTTGGAGTCTTTGAAGCTCCAGCGCATTGATTTTTTTCTTAAGCTTGTAGCGGCTAGTGAGTGCGATGATGAAGAGAAGCGGCTTGCTATCCAGTGGGTTTCGGAGCTGACCGATGAGTTAATGGCGAAAATCCGTACTCATGAGTACAACCGTTCAATGGATCTCCCCGGTTAGGCTTAGGAACGTTGCTGGCGTTAGGACTTGATTCTGACGCTAGCAAGGTTGATCAACGAGCCATGCGAGGCGTTAGTCATGGGCAAAAAAATAGTAACTTCCAGATTTTGTTTCGTGCCAGGTATTGAGTAGTTTTATCGCCAGAGGGGCTGTTAGCGCTCAAACTACTAATGGAGCCACACCTTAGATGAGTGATTTGGCTTAAGCTATGATTATATAGTTTCGCTGTACGGCGGCCTTGCTTTTTATTGAAGCGACCAGACTGGAACAACGGCGAAAGGAGACTAACGATACGCACCAGTTTTTTGAAAAGGTACAGTTATCTAGATTGGTTGCCAATTTTCGTTGAAACCTGACATACCATTAGGTCATTGCTTTAGAAAAATTAATACTTGATGTGAGAATTGCTTCAAAACATCTAGAATTAAAGTTTCTTTACTAGTATGCTTCACCACTTGGTCGTTGGGTTGAGTGCAAAAGCTAAGGCTGATGCCCAGTACGCTATCCGCATTATTGCCAGAGAACCGATTCGAAACCGGAATCTGGCAGAGCATGGGCGCAAGTGCTGGCTTCCCAACGGCCTCGTTATTTATAATATGCTGACTTCAAAACCACTCGTCTTTCAACCTGCTGTGATAGCATTACCGCGTTAGTCCAATCTTTTGGATACCTTATTTCTTCTATAACACGAATATAAGCACATACTTTATTTTTTCCCTCTCCTTTGGCATAAGTAACCTCTAGATTATTAAATTTCAATAAGTGCTCTCTTCTTTGGTAAGTAAAACAGCCGTAATCACGGACATCAGAAGAAGTAATAGCATGAGTTGAAGGAAACCGAACTAGTAAATTTCTCAAGTAGGGAATAATGTCCAAACTCGTTGCTTTGTTTTCTTCTCTGCGACTCTTTCTGAACATATGTCTCCAACCCAGCCGTGTAAGCTCGATTTTCCCAAGCACCGGAGATGTGATTTCTTTCTGTTCAGAATAACGTTTTTTAACAAACGCTCGCCGATTATTAAGTAGTGAGTTTCTTCTTCTTACATGGATTCCTTTTGCTCCAGTTTCACCTGCACGTACCATGGACATACAGCGAGCCAGGTCAAACCGTGTAGCCGGAGTGATTAAGTGATATTCTCCATAAGTTTGGTTTTTAAGGGTAGTGTTTGGATGTATATAGGCCCAAAATGCTTTACGATTAGTTCTGTCAACCCAAACGACACATATATGGTGAGTTGTCCTTTTGGCTGCTTTTTTTGCGGCCGAATTTAATACAAAACCTTTCTCTAATAAATGACCATAAGTTGCCCCTGATTTAACTTGCGACAATATAAGCATTCTTTCTTTTGATGCCCATGGATGTTCGAAGGATAATATTAAATCTATTTTTGAATTGTCGTCTTCCCTGGAACCCCAGTGCCCCTCTCCTCTACAAGCAAGAATGAATTGACTCATTGCATAAGATTCGGCGTCACTGCCGTTAACTGAGTTAAACTGTCTTGTTTCTAGCACAGTTGGTATTGGTCGTGATGCAAGTAAACTGAAAGATCCCACTTATAGTTCTCTCCAAAAAATTGCATAATCTTGAACGCTAAAAAATAGTATACAAACTAAAGTATTTTTTCATTTAATTCAATGTATTGGCTAAAATTAAGACATTTATAGCTATATGTACTAGATAACATAGCGTTGTTTTCCTTTTGAAATCTCTTCTTGTGGTAACACAACAGTATTTACTCAAGTAGTTTGTCACTGCATGGGGAGATTTCGCTATGTCCGCGGCATCATACAGATGCGATAGATTTTCAGCATGACCTTGGGTAGCAAATCTGTAGGTATCATCCATTGCACCTCAAAGTAACTCTGGTGCATACCTATGCTGCATGAAAATGAATGATCGCTAGTGGATCGTTTATGTCGAAGCCTGCCAGTTCTGACGGGCTTTTGCTTATGTTATGCAACTGCATGAAAACCACTACACAAAGCGGGCAGGCGTGGCGGGGATACGAGCGCGCGCTAAGTCATATAAGAGTTATATATTGATTTGATTGCTGGACATGCATACAGTATCGCTCTATCATCTAATAAATCTTAGAGTATTTGACAATGTTTGGATAAAATGGAACCTAACTTATTCATAATCCGCTAAACAGGGATGTCAGATGCCATACCAATTGGTAGAGCTTAGCCCCGTAGCTAACGATCTTGAACAGTTAGGAACCAAAGAGAAGTTTTGGTTCTATTTCTCCGATGACACTGTAAATTTGCAGTTGTTTAAGTACTCTAGGCCAGGTACTGGCGAGCATTGGTCTGAAAAGTGTGCTGCTGAGTTATGTCATTTGCTTAACATTCCACATGCTAGCTATGATTTGGCGCGATACAATGGTCGATTCGGTGTGGTGACTCAGAATATCATTCCATCTGGTTTCCGGATGGTAATGGGAAATGAAGTGCTTCACAGTTCGACATTCGATTATCCTGGGCCTTTACAAGCCGGGGAAAAGCCGGTAAGGGTCAGAGAACACACTGTCACAAGGGTATTGGGTTGTTTGGATAGGGAATCTATCAAGCCTCCTCCGAGTGTATATGATCTAACCGGGCTAAATGCAGCAGATGTATTTTGTGGATATTTGATGCTCGATGCACTTGTGAGTAATCAAGATCGCCATCATGAAAATTGGGCGATCATGCTTAACAATGAAACTGGTGAGCAGTTTTTGTGTCCAACATACGATCATGCCGCTAGTTTAGGAAGGGAGATGTTAGATGATGAGCGTAACGAACGGCTTAATACTAAAGATAAAAATCGACAAATCCCATGTTTTGTAAGAAAAGCTCGCTCTGAGCTATTCAAAGCAAAAACTGATAAAAAGCCCTTGCTGACCGTTGAAGCATTTCAACATGCAGTTGAAGGGAGAGTTGCCGCTCGCGACCATTGGTTAGGTAAGTTGAGCGTTTTAACAGAAGATTCCATTACAGATGTGTTTAACCAAGTGCCTTCATCGTGTATATCCGACAGTGCACGTAGATTTGCAACGTTAATGGTAATGGAAAATCGCAGAAGGTTACTAGAATGACTAATACAAACTCCGTTTACGTCGCATGGCAGGCACCAGATACCAGAGACTGGCATGTTGTTGGTAACTTGCAAGAGCGCAAATCGGGGTATGTTTTCAGGTATACCAAAGGTGCTCTTAAATCTACTAAATTTACAAAGTTTAGCGGCATGAGTGATGTTCGTGAAACTTATGTTTCGGAAGAATTGTTTCCTCTTTTTAAAAATCGCCTTTTATCACCGAGACGTCCAGAGTATCCGAGTTTCATTAAATGGCTTGGATTTGAAGAAGATAAGGTAAATCCTATCGATATTCTTGCTCGCTCGGGAGGCTTACGAAGCACTGATCAGCTGCAGATTTTCAAAAAAATTGATGTTGATTCTGATGGTAACTTTGAGCATTTTTTCTTCTTACATGGACTTGGTTACTTAAATAGCTTAGCTAATGCTCGTGTATCTGAATTGAAACCGGGGCAAATTTTGCGTCTTTGCTTGGATCTTCAAAATGAATACGATGGGGATGCTGTTGTCGTTCGTGCAGATAAACCAGCTGAAATCGTTGGTTACTGCCCTAGGTATTTAAGTAATGATATCAAGAAGATGTTATTGGATGATCCAAAATCAATCACTTTAACGGTCGAAAAGATTAGCGATGATGCTCCTCATAACTATCGGTTATTATGTAAATTATCAGGAGTACTAAGCCAAGCCTGTCAATCGACGCTGATTCCTCAGGATGAGTTTGAACCTATTGAGTAAATGAAGAAAAGCCACCAAACGGTGGCTTTTCTTATTATGGGACTATATCTAGTGAGTAGGTATTAAACTGTATCGCCTCCTTGCCAAGCCAATCATTCATCTCCTGTAATCGCTTTTGTAGTGGCATTAGCTCATTTCGGACGAATACACGGCTTGCCTTTTCCACATCCCCAAACCCCCCAACATTATTCGGCATAATCCCCATCATTTGCGGCGGCACGCGGTGCGCTGCCATCATGTCATCCCGACTCACGTTCTTGATGTTAAGAAATTCATCCTTCGCCGCGACTTCTGACAATGGGATGATCTGAAGCCCGTCTTTTTTGCCGTTAGGTGAGTACATAAACAGGTTGCGGAAGTTGCCTGGACCTTTGGCGCTTTTCATCGCGTTGCGGAGGTTGTTCACATCCTCCTGATTCTGCGCGGCGTCGGTCATGTACATGATGAAGCCTGCGTGGCTGCCGTTAATGTAATACTTGCGGCGGAACAGCGTGGCGGACTCGTTGAGCAGGGCTGACGGAATGGCAGAAAGATAACCGGGCAGGCCGTAGATCTCCTGGTTGATATCCGGTTCCATCAGGTGAAAAATGCTGCCTTTCGTGAACTGATACGGCTGTGTAGTCATGCCGTATTGCACAAACCAGTAGGTAGGTGCTCTGCTCAGTCCGATAGGTCTTGTGGTTACTGCACTGGCGGGCGTGGCGCTGGTTGTCTGGAAATACTGGCAACCCATCACCGCATTTCTTGGTGGCGTGGTGGAAGGATTCAAAGCGGCGGCAGGTCCCGTCAGTGCAGCATTCGAACCGCTTAAGCCCGTGTTCCAGTGGATTGGCGACAAAGTACAGGCGCTGTGGGGCTGGTTTACTGATCTGCTGACGCCCGTTAAGTCAACCTCTGCCGAACTGCAGAGTGCAGCGGCAATGGGGCGGCGATTCGGGGAGGCACTGGCGGAAGGGCTGAATATGGTCATGCATCCGCTGGACTCCCTGAAATCCGGCGTTTCCTGGTTGCTGGAGAAACTCGGCGTTGTCAGTAAAGAGGCCGCAAAGGCGAAACTACCGGAAAGTGTGACGCGTCAGCAACCTGCGACGGTGAATACAAACGGTAAAGTGATGATGCCATCGGGTGGTTTTCCGTCATGGGGATATGGCTTTGCGGGGATGTATGACAGCGGCGGCTATATCCCGCGCGGGCAGTTTGGCATCGTCGGTGAAAACGGGCCGGAAATTGTTAACGGCCCGGCAAATGTGACCAGCCGGAGAAATACAGCTGCACTGGCTGCCGTTGTTGCCGGAATGATGGGCGTTGCTGCCGCGCCTGCAGAGCTTCCACCGTTGCATCCTTTGGCACTTCCCGCGAAAGGCGGCGAAGCGATGGTGAGTCGTGCAGCCACTGTGCCGCCCGTTTACAGGATTGAGGCACCGACGCAGATCATCATTCAGATGCAGCCAGGACAAAGTGCGCAGGATATTGCGCGGGAGGTGGCACGCCAGCTTGATGAACGTGAACGCAGGCTGAAGGCAAAAGCCAGGAGTAACTACAGCGATCAGGGGGGATACGACGCATGATGATGGTGCTGGGATTGTACGTGTTTATGCTGCGCACCGTTCCGTATCAGGAACTGCAGTATCAACGCAGCTGGCGACATGCGGCAAACAGCCGGGTAAACCGTCGTCCGTCCACGCAGTTTCTGGGACCGGACAACGACATGCTGACGCTTTCTGGTGTTCTTATGCCGGAGATAACGGGCGGCAGGCTGTCGTTGCTGGCTCTGGAGCAGATGGCAGAACAGGGAAAAGCATGGCCCCTGATTGAAGGCAGCGGCACGATTTACGGCATGTATGTGATTGAGGGACTGAATCTGACTAAAACGGAGTTTTTCCGCGACGGTATGCCGCGGCGGATTGAGTTCACCCTGTCGCTCAAACGGGTGGATGAATCCCTGTCCGATATGTTCGGTGATCTCAGTACGCAACTGAATAATCTGCAGGACACGGCAACATCTGCCTTAAGTGATATCAGTAAAACGGTGGGAGGGCTGCTGTCGTGAATTTCAGCTCTGAACTGCTTAACAAAGGCAACAAAACTCCCGCATTCAGCATCAGTATTGAGGGCAGGGATATCACCACTGTGCTGGATAACCGCCTGATGAGGCTGACGCTGACGGATAACCGGGGCTTTGAAGCGGACCAGCTTGATCTGGAGCTGGACGACGCCGATGGAAAAATAGCGCTGCCGCGCCGTGGTGCGGTCATTACGCTGGCGCTGGGCTGGAAGGGGCAGCCGCTTTTCCCGAAAGGGGCATTCACGGTGGACGAGATTGAACACACTGGCGCACCGGACCGCCTGACTATCCGGGCGCGAAGTGCTGATTTTCGTGAAACGCTGAATACCCGCCGTGAAAAGTCGTGGCACAAGACCACTGTCGGGGAAGTGGTCAAGGAAATAGCCGCGCGTCACAAGCTGAAGATGGCACTGGGTAATGACCTGTCGGATAAGCCCGTGGAACATATAGACCAGACTAATGAGAGTGACGGCAGTTTTCTGATGCGGCTGGCGCGCCAGTACGGTGCTATTGCGTCGGTGAAAAATGGCAATCTGTTATTCATCCGGCAGGGACAGGGCAAAAGCGCCAGCGGTAAACCACTGCCGGTGATCACTATCACGCGTAAGGACGGCGACAGTCACCGCTTTACCCTGGCAGATCGCGGAGCCTATACGGGCGTAATTGCCAGCTGGTTGCATACCCGCGAACCCGCGAAGAAAGAAAGCACCACGGTGAAGCGTAAGCGCAGGACTAAGAAGCAGAAGAAAGAGCCGGAAGCGAAGCAGGGCGATTACCTGGTGGGTACGGATGAAAACGTGCTGGTACTTAATCGCACTTATGCCAACCGGAGCAACGCCGAACGAGCGGCGAAAATGCAGTGGGAACGTCTGCAACGCGGTGTTGCGGCATTCTTGCTACAACTGGCGGAAGGGCGGGCAGATCTCTACACGGAAATGCCAGTGAAAGTCAGTGGCTTTAAACAGCCGATAGATGATGCGGAATGGACCATTACCACCCTGACACATACCGTCAGCCCGGATAACGGTTTTACAACCAGCATTGAACTCGAAGTGAGGATAAGTGATCTTGAAATGGAATAATGTGTTCTCAATATTGATATTTTGTGTATCATTGCAATGATTCTGATAGCAAAGGTAGGGATCTGGATATGATGAATTGTCCAAAGTGTGGTCATGCGGCACACACAAGGAGCAGTTTTCAAGTAACTGAAAGCACCAAAGAGCGTTACTGCCAGTGCCAAAATATTAACTGCGGGAGCACTTTTGTTACCCATGAAACAGTGGTCCGGTTTATTGTGACACCCGCACTGATTGCTACTGCTCCTCCACATCCATTGCCAGGTGGTCAGGGGCATATGAATTTCTGAGAAAGAGAACCTGCTACGGCAGGTTTTTATTCATCTGGGATCTCACCCGTTTCAAGAAAATGTATAAAGCCAGGCTCATCTATGATGATCGTGCCTTTCATCCTGGCTGCCGATACTTTCGATGGGCCTGCATTGTAACCGCAACAGAGCATCTGAAGGCTTTGGGTTACAGAGGCTCTTACCGTTAATCCTTGTTCATTCGCCTTATCAACCAATCTTTCTTTATCTGCTTTCTTAAATCCGGTGAAACACACATCGAATGTATTTTTTTTCGGACCAGACTGCTTAGTGAGATGTGAGTAGTTTTCGGGGAGGAATGACGCGCATTCCTGAATGGCTTGTTCTGGTGAATCGTACTGTTTAAGAATGCGGTCTTTTCGGAAGGTTTTTATTCGATCGGTGTTCTTACAAATGCCCTGTATATGATTTTCGCTATAACTGATGCTCTGTATTGAGTGAACACCGATACGACCATTTGCATTGATGTAAACAAAGTGAAGTTCTTCCATGTGAAACCTCTTTGCATGATTTCAAGATGGCGACAGGCAAGATGGACGCAATAGTCTGTCGCCATTTTGCCGCCACTACCAAAGAAAAAGGGGCTACGCTTTCACGTAACCCCTTGATTTATTTGGTGGAGCTGGCGGGAGTTGAACCCGCGTCCGAAATTCCTACATCCTCGGTACTACATGCTTAGTCAGTCTTTACATTCGCTTGCCAGCTGCGGACGGACACGCCACTAACAAACTAGCCTGATTAAGTTTTAACGCTTCAACCCCAGGCAGGGCTTCCACGCGATCTCTTTTGGGTTTGACCTCTCTTGATCCCCGTCCTAAGAGCGGAGGCTAGGGAGAGAGGGCTCTAAGCAGGTTATTAAGCTGCTAAAGCGTAGTTTTCGTCGTTTGCGACTATTTTTTGCGGCTTTTTACGAGGCCAACCGCCCCTCGGCATGCACCTTGGGTTTCGCAAATCCCGTCGAATCCAGAATCAGCCCCAATGTGTAACGGTAAGTATACCAGATTTATGAGCGCCATGACCAGCCTCAATGGCGTTATCATTAAAGATTTAGCACCCATGTAGCCTGATTTTTATTCGATTAAGCAATGGGATGGCAACATTTGTGTCGGATGTGATAGCCAATAAGATGTTCATTCGCGCCGCCGGAGAGGGAGGCGCGGTGAGGAACTGGTCAATAATTGGACTACAGGTTTAACGGTGGGCGTTTTTCATGATACGCGCTTTATCCACCTGCCATTCGCGTTCTTTGATGTCTGAACGTTTATCGTGCTGTTTCTTACCTTTGGCGACGCCGATTTTCACTTTGCACCAGGCATTTTTCCAGTATAGGGAGAGCGCCACTACGGTATAGCCTTCTCGATTGACGCGACCGTACAATGAGTCCAGTTCGCGCTGGTTGAGAAGTAACTTGCGGGTACGGGTAGGATCGCACACCACATGCGTGGAGGCCACGGCCATTGGCGTGATGTTAGCGCCAAACAGAAATGCCTCTCCGTCACGCAGAAGGACGTAGCTGTCGCTGATATTGGCTTTTCCTGCGCGCAGGGATTTAACCTCCCAGCCTTGCAGGGCAAGTCCCGCTTCGAACTCTTCTTCGATAAAGTATTCGTGACGGGCGCGCTTGTTAAGCGCGATGGTCGCTGAACCAAGTTTATGTGCTTTTTTCTTCGTCAT